CTTTTCAGCATCAAGATCAAGTGCCTTCTTGCCTTTAGCCATGCGGTTCAGTGCGGCCTGTTGTTTGCCCATTTGAAGCTTGCGGTAAATCTTACTATCCTGCCCAAGCAGCGTGATAGTCATGCCCTCAATAACTTCTTCCGTCTCAGGATGCACAATATTAAGAACAGCGCCATCGTCAGCCATCACAGGCTTTAGCGAATTTAGATCAAAAGACATATTAAAACTCCATCCGATGCGTCCGATTAAAGTTCTCCCCTGCCGTAGTCGGACGCAGCCACGGCAGGGAAGCTTTTGTGTCGTTAGTCTACTTTAACGACCGAATTGTCGATTTCAAGTGTGACTTCCGCCATAGTGATCGCGTCAGCATTACCGACATTCGTTTTGTATGACATAACTTGAGCAGTGAAATACTGAATTTCACCAGTTACGAGAGCTACCTTAACCGAAACCTGAGCATCGACACCAGCAGCGGCTTCACCAGCAGTTTTCAATACGCCTTGGCCTGTATCAGCAAACGATGATGCCATTGCAAGTGTAACCGAACCATAGTTCAGCGAACCACGGCGCTTTGCAACGATACCCGTGCCAAGTGGCATGTGGGTAGCAAGCGCAGCTTCTGCGCCGAATGCTGGCAAATCGGAAAGTTCACCACAAGGCGACCAAGTAAGTGCAGCAAAACCCGTTGCGTCATAAGTCGCAGGGGAAGCGGCGGAAACGGAAACAATCGTCCCTACCGAAGAAACAATATCAGACATTAAAAACCTCCATGCACGAAGAAACAAAAATAAAACTCTTTGCGAATGATAAACAAATCACCGCAAATCGCGCTTCATGTTATCAATAGCAATTCGCACCATACCACGTTCCGCTTGTTTAGACCACCCTTCGTATTCAAGGCGGTTTATGTATGGCAAATTGTTACTAATCCAAAATACGTTGCCAGCAGCCTTAGCAATATCTGGCATGGTGCGGCTGATCGCCAATCCTTCGGCAGCGGCCTTGCCGCCGTTAAATTCTATAGTTACGTTTGATGGTGTGCCAATAGATGTGAACCAGTTAGCCCTAGCCCTGCCTGTATCTACGGGCGTGTTATATAAAATGTCGCTATAAAGCTTGAAGCAAATCTCGCGCACTACCTTATCCGCCTGTTCGCCAGCCTTCTCAGCAAACTTGCTAATATCCAGCGTAAAGCTGCTCATATAAATGCTCTATAGGTAACGGACACTGGAATTACCCAGCGGTCACCAGACATAAATGCAGCGGCTTGTGAGGTTGATAGGATGGTCACAGTCACATCATCATAAACCAACCTGTCACCACGCACAAAAGCAGCGGCCACAATGTCAGCAGTTGAGCGGCCAATGCCCTTGCTAACGTCTATGGGTGAATAGATCAGCACCTGATAGATGCCGCCGTATTCATCTGACGCTTGGTTTGCAAAGCCTACGGCAATAGTGTTGCCAGCTATAAGGCTTTCAGCCAGATAGACTTGCCCCGCAGTGGGCTTGAAGCGTGAATTTTCCCAAGCCGTTGGAAGGCCTAGGGTCGCCAGTTGCGTTGATAACGCTGCGCCAATTTTAGTAAGGCTCATCGAAAGGCTCCGCTATTTGCATATCTACCGCCACTTTTTCGCCATTATCTAGCAAAAGAATATAGGCGATAACGCTGCCACTAGTATCATGCAGGATGCTATCCAACGTGCCTACATTCCAATCACAGGGGAACCAAACTCTAGTGCCGATTTCCATTAGTTCGCCCTCACCTGACAAATAAAGATAACGTCTTGCCCAGATAGCCGAATGCTTTGGATGTCCATGACGCGATAGGTTGTGCCGTTGATTTCAATAAGGCAACCGATCACAGGATCAGGCGCAATAAGCTGCATGATAAGCCGTATATCACCCGCTTGAATTACTACCCCGTCAATGTCCTTGGTGTGATACTTTGAGGGATAGCCAACAGCATTGACTGTGCTTGTAGTGCTACTACCAACGTCAGCGCCCGTTATAGGATCATATTCTGCCCAATCCGTGAAGGTGACAGTTACAGGCTCACCATATTTGGCAAGCAGTCTAGCGGCGGTTTGTGCCTGTCCGCTCATACTCGCTGTAACCGCACCTGTGCAAAGCTGCCATCAGATGACGAAAGCAAATATGCCGAAAGCAAGCGATTGACGAATGGGTAGCGTTGCGTTGGGTCTGAATAATCTTGATATTCAATCTCAATTACGTCAATCTTTTCGCGCTTTACCCGCTGGCCTTGGTCAGCAATAAGCGTTTCACCGCCAGCAGCGCGGATAGCCATTTCAATGCAGGAATAAACTACAGGCACTGGCACGATGTTTGCATCTAGTAGGAAGCCATCCACAATTACGTTAGAGCGCGGCCATGATAGCGATTGCGTTGCCGTGATGCGGTTGCCCTTCCACGCATCGCGGTAGGTAGCCTCAAGGTAATCAGTCGCATTTATCAGCGCCTGTTCCTTTAGTGTGGTTGAAAGCGTTGACCAGCCAGCAATGCCACGGTCAGCAACATAGCCATCCGCAGCCGAAACGCTGGCATAACTATTGGCGTTTGGAACACCAGAACCTGTTTCGACTACGAATGCCATGTATTAATCCTTTTTTGGACGGCCACGCTTTGATGGCTTCGACGATGGTTCCTTAGCTTCATACGCCTCTGGCGCATCTTCTTCAGGTTCATCTACCGCTTCAAGTTCTACTTCAACTTCAAGTTCAGCGGCTTCTTGGACACATTCTTCTATGTCCAATTTTTGATGCACTGGCGTTCCGACTGGCGCAAAAATAGCATCAATGATTTTATAACCCTCTGCCTGCAATTTAGCTTTGCGTGCAGGGCTAATGGGATGCGGCTCATAAATGATTTTAGCCATAAACAATCCTTATATAAAGGTCAGGGGCTGCCATTATCGACAGCCCCATTCCCTTATTATTATGCGTCAGCGTCACCGATAGCAAGAACACCAGCAGTGTGCTTGATCGAGGTGGCAACCTTGTCCCAGTTGGAACCAGTGGCGAGTTCTGCGTCCGTTGGCGACTTTCCGCCGTTGGCAACATCCCAGCTATAACCCTTCAGGGCTACGCCAAAGGTGTAATCGACTTGCATCGTTGTTTCGATACGGGTCTGACCGTTGCTGGTCTCGATGTTGCTGATAACGTCACCGCCATCATAAACAACAGCAGCGCCATCGGACAAGCCAAGAACCTTCGACAGGTTTGGTGTGCCAGTAGCATACAACGCAGGGGCGTCAGTCACGATGACAGGACGGCCAAGGATGTCTACAACCTGCACGTTCTGTGCAACGAACAACTGTGCGCCGTTGGTCAGGTTCTGCGAAATCAGCTTGTGATATGCAGCGCCGTTCATGACGTTGGCAACAATGCTCGACGAATTGTCACCGAACAAAGCGTTGGCGGAGTTCATCGTGCCATAGGTTACAGCAGCATCATCCGAAACGTCTACAGTCGTTGCAGCGCCTTGGTTGGCGATTGCAGCAACAAGAGCAGCGATTGCGGTGTTCAACTGGTCAGCCATCAAAGCTTCAGCAAAGTTACGCGATGCAACTTCAATGCCTTCCGAAGTAGGCTTCTGCAACCATGTAAGCTGCGAAGGCTCAAAGCGGATTGGGCCGAAACCACCAGCAACCTTAACACCGTTCAACTGAAGCTGCGTCAGGTCAGTTGCAGTAGCCGAAGCTTGGTTTGCATAACGGTCAACGCGGCGCTGTGCGCTATGCACGGCAGCGAAGAAGCTTTCCTGATAGAAGTCGCCGTCAAAGCCAGTGGTGGTCAAACGGATCGCGCCGTTGGATGCACCGTTAAACTTATCGACCATTTGAGCCAGCGTCTCAATGGTAGCTGGCATAACGTATTCGTTAAATACCTTCATTTGCGAAAGTGACATAATTCAAAATCCTTATGGTAAGTCGGGGAACATATTTTTAATTGCGTTTACCCGCTGCCCTTTATCGCCACCGAGGTTGCCCTTGGGTGCGATAGGTGCGCCATTACTGTTTCCGCCAGTGGCTCCACCACCAGAATTTGCGGGAGCAGAAACGAAGTGTTTGCCTTCGTCACTAGCGGCCCATTCAGTAATTGCATCAAGCAACGGCTTGTCACCCATGAGTGCGGAATATTGACCATTCTCTGCCGTCACCTTGGTATTAGCCTTTAACATCGCCTTTGCAGCCGACATAAACTCTGGCTTGATACCTGCTTTCAGCATCGCATCGTTAAGGCCATTGTCGATTAAATATGATTGCAACGCGCCGTCTTTCTCAGACAAACTAGCATTCAATGTTTCAATCGCTTTGGCACTTTCCTTTGTGGTCTTGGTTAGCTCCGATTTCAGCGTTTCATTTTCATTCTGCAACGCTGCATATTCGGCTGGATCTATTTCAGCACCTTTGGCTTTCGCCTTCGCTACCTTAACTTCACCAAGCAACTGATTGTTCTTTGCGCTAAGAACCTCAATCGCTGCTTCTAACTCTGCAATTTTATCTTCACTCATAGGTTTGTCCTCTGGACTTTGTTGCCCCTCTGGGGCGGTTGGCGCTTCGGCTCTGCCTAGGCGTTAGCTTGCTATTAACACATTTAGAAATGCTTGACTATAACGTCATGGTTTCCCGTATTTGCTTTCTAATTGTGTTAATGACAAAGGATTGCCACGCTGGTCTAATAGCTGGCTTAAAGTTATCTTACCTGATCGCCAAAGTTCAGCACGGCCCTTGCCTAGCATTTCATCTGCAAAGGAGGGTGGCTTGTTTTTTAGGAATTGATCAAAGGTTAAATCTTGGGCCACAGCGCCATCCATACTTGCACGGGTGCGCGGCGCAATCTGGTTTTCAGCCTTGCCGGTTATCTCTGCCATTGAACGTGTCACTGGAATGAATGTCGAGCGACAAGCCCAATGCGCGGGTGGGCCACCATTCCACGGGATTTTGTGGCCGATGGGCTTAAAGTCGGGGAATGTCCATGTCTTGCCAGATCGCACAATGCAAATATCCGATGTGCGGCTGTCCAGTGTTGATACCCATTGCACTGACTTGATGATGTCCGCATTTTCCATATAGCTGGCCATGCGAACGTCATTAGCCACAGTCTGCGTTGCTGTGCGTGTGATCGCCATTGCATCGCGCCGTGCCTTAGCAAGCGGTTCAGCACCTTTGTCGCTTGTCCCCATAATAGACTTAGCAATCTGTGCGTTTGTCAAACCAAGGCTTACACCGTTCTTCACAGCGCGATTAATGTTGAAACGTGCGCTTTCATTTAATTGGCTAAACCAACTGCCAATGGTAGCACCCTGCGTGAGCGATGACTTGGCTATCTCTGCGATAATGCTTGTGGATGGCAGAACAGCGTCAATGCCTACACTAGCAAATGCGCCGTTCATAAATGATGCTTCCGATACAGCAATGCCAACAAGATCAGGTGCGTCGAGCTTCATGATGCTAGTTAGTTCTGCGATTGCCTTATCAAGACGCTTGCCCTGATATTCAGTTAGCTCTTTGCCTTTTAGAGCCTTGGTGATTTCCGCAGCAATGCTATCTAGTTGCTTGTTCAGCGCAATGTTTTCGCCAGCAATGATCCGCTCCAAAAGAAGCTGCCTGATAGTCAAAAGGTCAAGGAGTTGATCGGATACGTTCATGCCGTAAGCGTTTCTACCCAATCCTGCCGCAAAGCAGCATTCGCTTCATTTTCGCTGTTGAACCAGTGCCACCCGTCAACTGGATATGTGTTCTGCTCTTGTGTTTCGCGCCTCAATTCATATGCTGCGTTTAGGACAAAGTTAGGCCCATATAGCAAAGCGTCACCATGTAACTTGTAAAATCCTGATGTATCTTCCATGTCCGTCATCCTGTTACCGTCCAGCCTTTCGAAATTGCAATCGATGGGCTATCTCCTGTTGTGCCATAGTTACCCGTCACAGTAATTGTCTGTCCGGTTACTGAAGGAAGGTTCGTATATATTTCATTGAGTGCAGCAGATGACAGTTTACAGCTTGCGACACTGAATGAAAACCGGAAATTACTAGCTTGAATACGCGCTAGTGAACTACAACTAGTAACAAAACCAGTGAAACTTGTAACTGCCGTTACATTAAGTGCGGGAATGTTTTGTAAAGCGCCGCAGCTTTGAAACATTGAGGCCATAGCTGTTACAGCGGCGGTATTAAACAGCGGCACGGTTTGCAGACCATCACAACTGGAGAACATACTTGAAGTGTTCGTAACCTTAACCGTGTTAAAAAGAGGCACGGCTTGTAGTGACGAGCAAGAATTGAACATGCTGCTCATATTGGTAACGTTAGCGGTGTTAAACAGCGGGACTGACTTAAATGACGCGCAGAATTGAAACATAGCCGACATGCTTGTAACCGCACCTGTATCAAACAATGGCACTGTCTCTAACGATGTGCACTCGTCGAACATGGAAGCCATACTTGTGACTTTAATCGTATTAAAAAGTGGGACTTTTGCTAAAGCATAACAGCGACGGAACATGCTGCTCATATTGGTGACGTTAGCGGTGTTAAGCAGTGGAACGGTCTCAAGTGCATAGCACTGGAAGAACATACTGCTTATATTTGTTACATTAACGGTGTTAAACAGTGGTATAGTTTTTAGAGTAATGCAGCTTTCAAACATACTCGACATATTAGTGCAGCTAGATGTGTCAAATAATGGCACTTCATCTAGCGCATAACAATTTGTGAACGTGCTGCTCATGCTTGTAACGCTAGAGGTGTTAAACAGCCCTACAGATTTAAGGGCAGTGCAGTCTAAGAACATCTGCAAGGTATTGCCCACCAATAAGGGAGTATTGAATGAAGGGGTGGAAATAAGGGAACGGCATGTATGAAACATACCGCTTATATCTGTGACCTTTGATAAATCGAAAGCGGGTATCGTCTCCAGAGATTTACAGTTGTAAAACATAGAAGACGTGCTTGTAACTTTAGGCGTATTAAAAAACGGCACAGTGATCAGTGAGCCACACAACCAAAACATAGCGACTAGTGAGGTAGCATTGCTTGTGTCGAACAGCGGCACTGTCTGCAAACTATTGCTGGCGTTAAACATATTTCCAAAATTAGTTACTCCAGCGGTGCTAGGCAGCTCAATCACTTGCAAAGCAGGCAATGCAAAGCGATACTCCAGAGTGTTTGTAGCGCCAAGATTAACCACGCGCACACGTTCTAAGTATCGTTTACGCACGACTGTGGTAACGCTGTTCTGCGCTATTACCAATCCAGTCGCGCTAAATTGAGGGCTGCCAACCACAATATCTAACCACCCTGCGCTGTATACTTGAGTGCCTGTTTGAGAGTGTTTAACGTTCAGCGTTAGTGCAGTAAGATTTTGCCCTGCTTGGGGAGTGACGGTGACTATTGCTTGCTTGTAACGCGACAGTGATGCTGTGCCAGTGCCTGTCAAGGTAAGTGCGCTGCCGCCTAGTGTAGCTGAAATTTGGAGCGTATCAGTGGTGGCATTTACAACGTAATATATTTGGCCATTTGCAATACCTGTGACGCCAGCAATGTTCCAGAACGTAACTTCCTTGCCATTGGTAAAGCCGTGCGAGGTGCGCGTGACTATGCTGCTTGCGATCGCAACAGGCGCATCAGTTCCAGCTAGGTCAGCATCGGTATACTGATATAAGTGGTTTGCTTGAACACCAGTAGCGAAGTTCTCGACTACGCCATCACCCCAATCAACAGTGTAAGCACCAGAACAGACTAGAGCGCAAAAGTTACCGTCTTCTGGAAAAACTGCGTGTAAACCCACAAACTTTTGTTCACTGCTACCTACGGTGGGCAGAGTGCGCCACTCTGGATGCGACCAAGAGGCAGGGCCAGAAGCATACACCTCGTCGTAATACGCTTGGCTCCACTCAAGCACAGGCTCTACGCCGCCACCCGAAACCAGTATGTCTCCAAGATAAATTTTTCCGGTGCTTGTCGGCATAGTTTAACCCGCAATTATATATAAAGTGGAAGCATTAGGAGTTGGTATTGCATCATATTCAGCTTGCGTAAGTGACACAATGTTTGTCACTGCATCCGCTCCAGTGATACCCGAAATATTTGATGGGATATAACTGCTAGGGTTGGCCGCTGGATATGCCCCAAGGTTAGATAATGCTGTAGCGGCATTAGTGGCTCCCGTGCCACCATTCGCAATAGGAAGTGTGCCAGTAACTTGGCTTGTAAGGTCAATGCCTGATAACGTGCCACCCAATGTTAATGAGCCGGATGATGTAACGCTACCTGTAAGCGTTATGCCATTAACTGTTCCAGTTCCAGTAACCGATGTAACCGTGCCAACATTGGATGTGTAACCGCTAGGGTTAGCCGCTGGATATGCACCAAGGTTAGAAAGTGCTGTGGCTGCATCAGACGCTCCCGTGCCACCAAGGGAAATGGCCACAGGGGCAGTGAGGCTAAAAACTGTTCCTACAAGCGATAAGCCAGTGCCAGCCGAATATATAACTGGAGCAGCAAATTGCGTAAACACTAGCGCAGTAGTGCCAACAGTAATCGGCAAGGGTGTTTGCTGCACCCATGATGTGTTGGATTGCGTTGTCCCTGCGGTGACCAAAAAGAAGTCACCAGCATCAATTTGGTCTACGCCTGCGCCAGAGCTATCAAAGTCAGTTGCGCGGGTCAGGATGTATGGCGTTGATCCATTGCCGACTTGCGTAACAACATAGATGCCGTTGTTCGCTTGTGCCGCTTCATTTTTAACTAAGATGCGGTCGCCTACAACTGCGGCTACACTATCAACCGTAATTGCGCCGTTGGCATTAGCAGTAAGTGTTGCACCAAGGCCGCTAGAGCCATTGTTGTATGTGTTGGCAGGTAAAGCGGCAGTTGTTGCCAAGCGGACGGATTGATGAAAGTTAATACCTGACGCAATACTATCGGCATAAATTTTATTGACAATATCAGTGCCGCTGCTTGGGGTTCCGCTAATTGTGCCAGTGGTCAACGCAACAGAAGTAATGTCGGTATTTGCACCTAAAGCCGCAGCACCGATTGCCGTTCGCGCCAGAGGAGCTGTTGTCTCTCCAGTCCCGCCATTAGCTATTGGCAATACGCCATTGACACCAGCGGTCAGCGATATGGTGTTTTTTTCCCAAAGGCTGTTTGCGCTGTTGAATACGATTGTCTGGCCGTTACTTGGTGAAACTGCGGCAACATCGTGAAGTTCATCAAGCTCATAGCCATTTTGCACTGTGACAAACAAACGGCCAGCGGTGGCATGACTTTTGATGCAACGCGCAACATAGACCATGTGAAGCGGGGCCACAGGCTTAGTTGCAGTCAATCCCCCAGCCGTTGAGCCGGAAAGATAAAGCTGTGCGCCAGCAGTAAATGCCGATGTGTTGATGTTTTCAATGATGCCAAGGCTAGTTACCCATCCCTCTGCGCCGTCAGCGATGGTCTCTGCCACAATGCCAATCGTCCGTGCAGATGTTGCATCACCAGTTGCCAATGCAAGAGCGACAGTAGGACGCTGGCCCTGCGCTCCGTTGCTATAAACGACTTGCCCCTTGGTTAGCGTAGCGCCTGTGCCGTTATAGATCAGCACTTGTTGGGATTGTCCTACTTCTTGAACGACATTGCCACCTTTGAGCGTATAGGACAGGCCACCTTCGCCATCGTTGAAATATAGGCGACCAGTGGCAGGGGTGACAGTTGCCGTTGGATCAAACTGCACAAAGTCAGGCGATGATATGCCGCCTGTAATGCCTGTCAGTGATGTTATGTCGCCATTAGCACCCAATACAGCAGCACTAAGGTTAGCACGCGCTGTGGTGGCTGTGGTAGCGCCTGTGCCACCATTGGCAACTCCAAGTGTGCCACCAAGGGTGAGCGTTCCAGATGTGGTTATCGGTGAGCCAGAAAACGTAAGGCCAGTTGTGCCACCAGACGCAGCAACAGATGTGACAGTTCCAGAACCGCCGCCACCGCCGCCAGCGCCAATTTCGACAATGCTTTGTGTCCCATCGTCTTTTTTCAGAAACAGCTTGCCGTCATAGGTATTAATGGCAATCTCGCCTAGCGCGAGGTCTGTAATACTTGGAACCTTGGCCGGAACCGCACTGCGCCTAAACTTCATCAATGCCATGTGGCTTTCCCTTAATGCTATATAGCGGGGTTAATATCTTAATAAGCACCGCCATCAAAAACGCCAGCAGTATTTACCCATTTCGATGTTGATGCGTTATACTGCAAAACGTCAAAGTCAGAAAGGTCTGTTATAACAACGTCCTCTAAATCTGACAGCCTCTTTGCACCACCACCTCCACCGCCGAATGAACCAAGCGGTTTGGCAACGGGCAGTTCTATTTCAGTTTCTTGCCCATTGGTGAGCGTAATCCAAAACGACTTATCTTCGCGCTGTTCCACAAGTGCAATGCCAACACCGTCAGCGCCATCGGAACCATTGCGACCATCGCGGCCATTAGTCCCATCGCGCCCAGCAGCACCATCAACACCATCAATACCATTTCGACCGTCGCTGCCACGCAATGTTTCACGATTGAGGTCAAACCATATATCGACGGCAGCTTGTATTTCTTCATCGCTAGGTGGCCTTCCCTGTGGGCCTTGCTCTCCGTCCTTTCCGTCAATTCCGTCTGCTGGCTGGGTGATGTTATCCCGTAGCCAATTTTCAGCAGCGTCCTTGATTTGCTGATCACTAACAGGTGGTGCATCTTCGCCGCGATCTCCTTGTGGGCCAGCCTCACCTTGCGGCCCTTGTATCATTGGCCTTGAAGCTGCATCGTTGACACGCAAATTGAGCGCGGCAACAGCCTCGACTAGCGAGGTGACAATTTCCTCGCTGATAGCCATTTAGAGGCCAAGCCTCTGACGGATGTTAGCCATCAAGGTTTGTTCTGCCGCATCTTCGCCGTTGTCATCTTCAGGCTCATCCATAGCTGCGTCTGCAAATGACGGGCCTTCGTCAGCCAGCATTGCCTCATATTCCTCAAACTCCATTTGCGGGTTGACTAGCTCACCGCGCTGGAAGTTATCAAACAATACTGACAGTGGCATTGCGCCACCTTGATATGCGCCCATCAATGCGCTCACCATCTGCGGGGCCATGCGTGCAGCTCCAAAGTCGGTGTTAAGGTTAAACTCTGCGTCCTGTGGTGCGCCAACCCATTGAGCCATCCAGTTAAGCGAACGCTGGATAGCATCCGATGCCGAACGGCTAATAGAGGCCAGCACCGAACGCTCACCAGCTGTGCGTAGCTCTATAGTGCCAAATGCTTCAGCCGTGCGCTTATCGTCAGCAAGCATCCGTGCGCCTAGCACTGCCATGCGTTGCTCTTTGTCCTTTAGCGCCTGTTGTAGCGTCTTAAGGCCATCGCCCTTAAACTCTAGGTATTCAGCCTTAGCAGATGGGTCAGGGAATACCCACGCTGTCATTGAGCCAATAGAAAGCGTCTGCCCCTCTGCTAACTGGACGCCAGCAACGTATGGGGTGGGCAATCCAGTAAAGTGCAAACCATGCTCATAGTCGGCGCTGTTGCGATAGTGAGCAAGGTTAGTGTCTACTAGGTCAAGCAATGGCGGCTTTTGCACTGTAGTGGATGCACTGTTAGCGCCAAGCACCGTGAACGGGATGTAGCGCATAGGCTGGCCCATTTGCAGCGGATATACTTCGCTAAGCAGTTCGTTGTTGTCGTCAATCATGCGGACGCGATAGCCTTGCTCAGTCAGGTCAAGCACACGATAGCGTATCACTTCTTCAGACGTAAATTCGTCTTGGTAAACTTCCGCAGCTTCACGCAGCACCACAAGCGTCAGCGTTTCAGCGCCATTGATGTAGCTTGTGCGCCAGTTAATAATGCTTTCGGCAGAATACCAACGCAAGAATGGGCGGACGTTCATTGCCTCCGCCGCCGCTACAGTCAGGTTGGTGGGCATATTTGATGGATAGTCCACCATGATACCAACGCGACCTACAGCGATCTGTTGCTCGACCACCTGTTCGCTAAACTCGCGTAGGTTTGTGCCTGACAGCGTTATGTCATTTGTGAAAGGCTCAATGGCAGTTGGCAACGTCCACGTTGGGTCTTTAGCAAATATCATGCCTGTGAATGCATCTAGAGTGCGGCCTGTGGCATTAAAGAAGCCGGCCCGTTCCTGATACGCAATGTAGTCAGCGTCAGTTTGGTTAATCAAGCGAGGCAGGTAATCGTTGCCTGTGTAGTCAGGATTATACAAACTGCCAGCATACTTTGCGCCATACTGAACCTTAGCCCCGTATTTCACTTGCTGGATTAGTGCATCCCTGCCCTGTATTACGTCACGACAACGCTGCCATTTATAGCGATTAGCGTCATATTCTTTGTGGGTGGTATCGACGGCCATCTAAACCCCTGCGATTTGTGCAAATGAGACTGTTCCTCGTCCAATACCATACTTATACGCAATAAGGTAGCCAATCGCATCGTTTAAGTGATCAAGCCCTGCTGTTTTATCTGGTTCGCCAGATTTGTTGTAGGCTTGGCGCTCTAATCCTTCAATCAAATTAGGGCATTTGTCAGGGTTTACCAACAATCTACGGACGCCCTGATTATGAATAATCTGGTTGACTGCCATCACCCTGTCTTTAACGGCTGGGTTCTTATTCGGCGCAAGCACAGTGAAATTAGCCGATCGCAGCAAGGTTATATCCGACAAGCTAGCGTTGACGCTCTTGGTGGCCCCGCCTGAAGCATCTGGATAAACTGTTATCTGGTGGCCTTGGTATCGCTCCTGCAATACCCTAATCATTGTGGGCGTATCTCTGACGCCAGTTATTTCATCCAGTGCAAGCGGATTGTTATTACGGATGACGCAGACGATCGCGCTCATATTGTTGACGTTGAAGTCGAGGCCAATATGCAAAGGCTCCCTTGGCTGTATTTGCTCAAGGGTATAATTCAGCTTGCGATCGAATTCTGGATAAACGCTGCCAGCCGTCAGGTTGACAAACTCGCCATCCAGATATGCAGCCAATAGGCTCGTCGAATATGTGCTTTGTAGGTTCTTGATGTAATCAGCGGGAAGGTTCGCAGCGTTGTCAGATGTCTTTGCGCGATAAAGCGCATAGCCTTCAGCCTTGTTCTTTACCCATCGATCATAGACGAAGCGGAAACCTTCAGGCGTTGTCGCTACAGCCACAGTGTTTTTCACAGGCTTGCCGGATACAGTAAATGCCTTCTGGCGGTTACGCGCAATGATTTTATTCCAGACCGAACGCGCCTTCTCAATCGGCAGGGTGTCAAGTTCATCGACCACGCTATGCGCTACTTCGTAACCGACGATGCGATCAGGCTGCTCCATATTGCGGAATATGATGCGGCCTAGTTCCGTTTCCATCACCGCCTTTTGTTGATTTAACTTGAATGGAATGCCGTTCTTTTCAAATAAAGCGGGGAAGCGTTGAAAAGCAATATCCTCAATCAGCGGATAGGTCGGCAGATAATATGCCACATCCTGATACGGGCAGTAACGCTTAAGCCTCATGATCCGTGCAATACCCGCAGCAGTCTTGCCCGAACCAAAGCCGCCAACGAAGGCAGGGAATGGCTCTTGGCTATATACAAAATCGCGCTGGCTTGGCGTAAAGGTCAAAGCCAATCTTCGTCCGTGATAGGCTTAAACTTCATATCGACCTGAAGCTTGGTCGGTTCGTTATAGCCGTGCATGATATTTAACTCTTTAACCGCCGCCGTCATGCCTGTTGAAGTCTTGGCTTCAAGCGCGATCCTGTATGCGCTCATTAAACCTTTAACCGACATTTCTCGCGTCCATAGCTGCTTGTCTGCAACCTGTGATTTTAATTCAGCAACCCTTGTGGCAACCTTGTTGTTGTTCATCAGCTTAGATGCAAGCGGATAAATAGTGTTATCCTTCATGCCTTCAGCATCATAAGCCATGCGATAAGCGTCCGCCTGCCCCAAGCCATCAGCTATGCCTTGAGCGAATGCTTCTTGCTTTGCGGTCAGTTTAGCTTGGGTCATCATTAACCACCTTAGTTTTGGAGCGTGCGGGTCGGAGTTACGCCGCCCAGATTAGAGTGGACCTCTAACGCCTGTTCTTTCGCACGCTTAGGGTATGGTTTAGACAGTGGCAAAATACGCTCTTTTGTCTCTGCGTCAAGTGGCATGACATAGCGATACTTTCCCAACATTTTGCGTTGCGGTGTATCTTTTGTCATATCTTTAAACCCATTGCGCATGTGCATCCATCTGCCGCGAATAAAAAGTTCAGTTGTCGATCCGCTGCTACCGCAAAAAATCCAATTCCCCGCTTGATATATTCCACCATGATGACCTTTATCTGGATCAGCAAAGGAGACAATAAGTCGCAATTTAGGATTGCTTTTTTTTAGGAACTTGATGGCGATGGCAACTACTTTCGAAACCGCGACTTGATGCTTAGTTAATGCAACACGGACAAGTTCAACGCATTGATCTTGCCCTAAATTAAACCTTGTCCCTAAATTGGGCGAGGCTCCGCGACTGAATAAAACGACGCCGATAAATTTGCCATTTTCCCACGCTCCCACCTTAACCAACTTTCCGACAGGCAAGCATCCGCTGTAATGCCAGTTGACGCAAGCATACTTTGCCGCCTCATGCGTGGCCCAATCTATTTTAAGCTGCGGCTTCACGGCTATCAAACTCATGCTGGCATTTCGGGCAAATCACCATTTTCGGGTCAAGCTGGTCTAACTTGCCTTGGTCATCTTCGGTTCCAGCTTCAAAATTAGGCTCGTTCAATATCCGCTGCAATTCTCCATCATCAAAGCCTAAAATGTCTAAATCAAAAGTGAGGTTCAAATCCTCAATCTCTGCCTTCAGCATATCCATGTCCCACCCTGCATTTAAGGCAAGTTGGTTGTCGGCTATCACTAGGGCGCGTTGCTGTGGCTTGCTTAGGTGGTCAAGGACAATCGCTGGCACTTCTTCGATCCCAAGCTTCCGTGCTGCCAATACGCGCCCATGCCCTGCGATGATGGTATTATCGCCGGATACAAGAATTGGGTTCGTCCAACCAAATTCTTTTATGCTGGCTGCTATCTGCGCCACCTGTGCATCGCTATGCGTCCGGCTGTTAGCTGCATACGGAATTAAATCCGCTACGCTGCGAGGCTCAATTTTAACCTCCATCAATACCCTCCGTTAATCGTGCGCTTGTCGGCGCTCTCACCAATCAATGTAAATGATTTCGTTGTGACTTCCCTTGTTCCCCAAGAGTGCATCTTGTCTCCGCACCTAGTGCAGTCAAGGGCGTCATCCTTAGCTTCCGCATGAAATCCGCAATAGCAGGCGAACTTTGTCACAGTCTCAATCATTGGTTTCTGCCTTCACTTGATCATCGCTTTTTAGCATTTCAACACCGCTTTCTATCGAGCGCAAAAGTGTTTTTTCGTA